TTTGTCCTGTTTGTCCTGTTTGTCCTGGCGTTGCTGGATCAGCGGCTGGTGGTAATTTGGCACCTAGTTGTTTGTAAACAGGTGCTAGTACTTCGTCACTAACGCCAGCTTTCCGTAGTATGTCTGCAATAGCATCGCTGTCTGTAGGCGAGCCAGCTTTTTTCCAAGCACTGTTTAATTTGTCAGCAGTAACTTTAGTTGTCATATTCTTGCCAACTTTTGCTGCTTTAGCACCTACAGCAGCAGCACCTTTTTTAACTGCTCCACCTAAAGCACTTGCGCCTTTTTTGATTGCATCCATCGGACCTTCTGTTAGCATAACAGCAGGTGTTTCATCACACCATTCAATAATAGTTTCAATTTGAATTGGTTTAAATTGTATGCTTTCTTTTTTGTCATCACTTGCTTGTGCAGCACCTTGTGCTCCAGCAGCAACTCCGTCCATCATTTTACTAAACGCTTGCATACCAGCTTGCCAAGTAGCTCTCGCCTTGTCAGTGCCGTCTAGTGCAGCAATGTATTCTGGAGTGTTAAGTTCAGCAACTGCTGCTTCCATTTTTGACCATACAGCGTCAAATTTAGCGTAGTTGTTTGATTCTAACGCAGAACTTGCTTGTGTCCACATATCTCTAATAGGTTCAATGTCTTCAGGCATGCCAACTAATTTTGCAGTCATCCAGTCACCTGATCCAAGATCGGTATCCATATAATCCCACTTAGCAGTCATGTAAGATGGATTAATTGTGTCATTGCCCCAAGCAAGTGCATCTCCTATTACGTCGCCTATTTTTTCAAGACCAAAACCAATTAGAGCACCAACAATACCAGTCTTAATTGATTTGCCAACTGCTGTTGAAAGATCTGCACCTTGTAATAAATCTTTAGTTGCTCTTGCAAGGAAACCGCCTATGGCACCGCCTAATGGTCCGCCAGCCATTGACGCTGCTACTGTTAACACACCTACTGCAATACTTGCTTTACCTGGATTAGCTATAGCCCAGTCACTAACGCCCTGTATTGCTTTGACAACTTTGCTGTCAGTGGCACCAATTTTAGATTTTAATTCTTTAAACTTAGCGTCTGCATTTTGAACAGGACCTGCTTTTTTTAGTTGTGCGCCTAGCTCGTCAATTTTTTTACTAATAAAACTTGCAGCGTCTTTGCCTTTGCCAAGCATAGTTCTATTGCCGCCGGCAGCAGTAGCACCTTGTTCGACATTTGTAAACAGTTGATTAATCTGATCTGGAGTAAGTTGTGCTTCTACAATATAACGCTCGACATCAACAACAAACGGAATAATATATTTTGTTTCTAGTAAACTAAGCCTAGGGTCGTTCCATCCTTCGGTAATTAGTGTACGCTTTTTAAATTGTGACTGTTTCATTATTGTACTCCTGCTTTCTTAGCAAGTTGTTTTCTAAGTGCTGCTTGTTGCTTAGGATTAAGTTTTGCAATTGATGCTTTAATAGGATCAAGGACAGGATTAGATTTAGTTGCAGGTGCTGTTGTTTTTCCAGTAACGCCGCCTGCAAACCCTTTAGCAAAGTTTTTGATGCCAGAACCGACAGCTCTAGTTGCTTTACCAGCAGCAGTACCTACATCACTGGCAGTTAATTCATCTACCTGTCTATCAACAGCAAACTCAGAGATCTTCATCGTGATTATTCCTTAATATCAGTTATAGTGTATTTATTATTTTTTTTTAGTTAGTGTATTAACTTCGTTAATACAAGTTTTCGCTAACGCTCAAACTACTTACACTTCGTTTTAATTAATTGATTTATATATGAACAAGCAATATTACGAATGTAATATTGTATTAATTTCATGTAGATTGTTTCAGTCAGACGGAACCTGTTACGGCCCCGTCGTCTAAAAGAAAAACTTCATGTGAGTCTTATCCAGCCTAGACATTGGAAGTAGGTGTTTGTTATACTGCTACACAATGGGCTCTGACCTTTCCCAACCTACGTCGACATCATGTAACATAAAGAGTGCATAAGACGCTCTTATGCTTTCTGTATAATACATTACCTCTCGCTTCGTTCCTATTGCTAAAGAGTTTTTATGTGTAATTTGCAGTTTTTCGACAGCCAACAATCTATCTATATCAACCAGTGAGCCCAATTTGTTTGGTGGCTTCCTACCTCTGGGTAGTCGATCAATATGTTACGTGTGCAGGTATCACCCTAGCCTTTTCCACAGCGGTATTTCTAAACTGGCCCGCCAACCTTAAGTGTTGGATTGTTTTGCCTGGATGTGATGTTCTAGCAATGCCTGTTTGAGTTTGTCTGAGCCGCCGACTCTAACATTAATGATTCCGTTGTAGTAATCATCTGTTTCGAGTACTCTACGATCAAACTGTTCTCGTGCCTCTATGTAGGACATTTCGCCCCTACCTTTACATAGGTATAATATTTCTCTTGTAAACTTGTCTTCGCCTAGTGCAGCTACGTCTGCATTTAATCTATCACTGGATCCATAATAATCTCTCCAGTCGCTTTCTTTGTAGCCGCGTCTTTTATTTTTCTTGCCTTTAAGGGGTGGCTTAGTAGTTTTAAATTTTGCTAGTTTCTTGCCTATGTATTTCTGGCCTGTAGTGGTATTTGTGATAAGATAAACAAAGCCTTCATACTCGTCTGGTATAGTGTCAATTGTTTGTCCTTGGTAAGTCCACTGCATGAGTATACTTACCGGTGCCTAATTTATTATTTGCCTTTTCTGGTTATTCTAGTTGTATTGTGTTTAACATGTATTTCATCTGCTCGTTCTTTTGCTAATGTACGTATATCACGTAAACACTTTCGTACAGTGCGATGCGTTCGTACACTATTCATTTTTTCAAACTTTTCGTTTGCTTTGAAGTAATCTAAATATGCTTTTACAAGCAAATCATGTGCATCGTCTTCCATTATTCCACAACCTCTAAGTCATTTGCATAACTTGTAAATCCATTTTCTTTTACAACACGTAGCACGTGATTAACACGGCCAATAAGTTCGTCTTTGTGCGAGATAAGATAAATGTTCTTACTGCGCTCACGTGCCATCTTCTTAAGAACACCTAATGAATTCTCAACACCTGCTGTGTCCATACCACTGTCGATAAGCTCATCAATAAACAACAAGTTGATATTTTGATATAGGCTTTCCCAAACATCACGGAATGCAAAGCTTAATCCTAAGATAAGTCTGTTACGTTCGCCTCGACTCAAGTTATCAAAGTCCAAGTCTTGTCCTAGTTGAGTAATCTCAACATTCAAATCGTTTTGGAACAGTACTTGATGCGGCAATCCTAGTTTGTCAAGATAATATGTAAGTCTGTTGTTTAGATATGCTAGGTTCTGATCAATAATCTTTTTGCGTATGAAACTGTCTTTGTTTGTAAGCAGCTTTAGCAAGAATTCTTGATGTTCTTTGTAACTTGTAAGTTCATTTACTGTGTTCCAGTTAACTTCTTGAATAGCTGACTCGTTTAATTCTGTAATCTGTGCAGCATACGGATCAGTTTCAGAAACTTTATCTTCTAATGTTTTCTTTAGGTTATCTACATTACTTCTATGTTCGTATGCTTCTTTAGCACTGTCATAAAACGTTGTAGGCTTGCCATTGATATCACCAATTTCTTCAAGTGCTTTCATTACATCAGTAAGTTTGCCTGCAACTTCTGTTTGATATGCCAATGCATCAGCAAGTTCTTTGCCCTTGCGCTCCGCAATTTCTGCTTTCTTGTCTGCATGCAGCTCTTGACCACATGTGTAACAGGTTGCATCTTCAAGATCTGCAATGTCTTTCTCTGCTTTGGTTACACTTTTATCAGCACGGTGTAGTGCAGGTTCAAGTGTGCTTAGTTCTTTCTTAAGAGCTAGGATAGCATTGTTGTGTTCGGTCCAGTTTGCTAATTTTTCATGCAACTCTAGTTCAGTTTCAATGTCTAGCTTCTCTAATTCTTCAATAGCACTTGCTAAATTGTCTTGGTCTTGCTTATTCTTAGCAATCCAAGCACGTTGAGTACGCTTTAGTCCTTCAATACTACCTTCAATCTTCTCATTGGCAGTTTGAATAGCATTAATCTTTAGCGTTTCTTCAGTGATTGCGTCTTTAGTCCGGCGTGTCTGTTCTTTAAGTGCATCTGCCTTCTCTGAAAGGATAGTAATACCTAACAACTGCTCGATAATCTGTCTTTGATCATTAACTCGCATGCTCAAGAAAGGTTCTGTATAGGTATTCAGTGCAACAATATGTTTAAACATGTCGTGACTCATACCTAACAATGTGTTTACATCGTCTTGTGTCTGCCTGCTGTCGCCCTGCGACTCATCTACCAAACTTTCTTGATTGTTGATATAGAATTTAAAGATATTTGGTGAACGTCCGCGTTCGATACGATATTCATTGCCATCTTTTTCAAATTGCAATGTAACCAACATACCTTTTGAGTTAGTTTTGTTAATCAAGTTGTTGCGTTTAATGTTTGTAAGTGCCTGACCATACAATGCATACGACAATGCGTTGATAATAGTAGTTTTACCTGTGCCATTACGACTTCCACTGTCATCTCCGCCTTGATCTAAGTTTTCACCTAGTACAAGTGTTAATTGTTCGTGGTCAAAATCTACTGCTTGAGTCTGATTGCCCACACTCATGAAGTTTTTTACTGTTAAGTCTTTGATCTTAATCATTTAGTGGTCTAATCCGTTATAAATTTGCAATAACATACTTTTATCATAGTTGTTAGTGTCTAGTTCTGCAATTTCGTTGCTTACTATTTGATCTACACTTTCAAACTGTGCAATATCAAGCTCTGTACTCATTTCTTCTAGTTGTTTTTGCGGAATCAGTGTAATTTCGCGACATCCGTAGTTGTTAATGAATGTTTCTTTGATAAAACTTGCTTCTTCGTAGCTGATAGGCAAATCTAGTGTAACACGCAGATACATTTTACTCTTAATAAAGGTATCTGCATTGTCAATCAAGTGACTAAGGGTTACAGTTCGATACTTAGGACAATCAGGCCAGTTAATAAACTCTGGTTCTAGGTTGTTTTCTTTGTCAAGTATCATCATACCACGATCATCATCGCCTACATCAGCATAGTTGTGCGGAAATGCATTACCGATATAATGAATAGCACCTTGTTTCTGACGTTTGTGGAAGTGTCCGCTAAAAACATAGTCTTGATGCTTGAAATGCTCAGGTTTTAAGTCACCGTGATCTGGCATACGCACTAGAGCGTTCATATAGAAGCTAGGAAGTTCAAAGTGACCAAACAAATACTTTGTTTTTATGTCACTCATCTTCTTCCACTCGTCTCCAACAAGCCAAGGAACAAGTGCAACGTCATCTTCAATAAGAATTTCATCTACAAATGTAATACCTGGAATATGTTTAGCAAACGCAGTTGAGTTAACATCACGTTTGTCTTTATAATACAAGTCGTGATTGCCGTCGAAGAAGTAAAACTTCTCAAATGCAGCACCTAACTTCTCCATGCTTCTAATTGTTGCATCCATTGTAGTTAAGTTTAGTGAATTACGATTGTGATGCCAGTCACCGCAGAAGATACCAGTCTCGCATCCGGCAGCTTGTGCTTGAGATATGTACCAATCAATAAACTCTTCGCAATCTTCGTTGTGAACACGACTATTGCCCTTCAAACCAAAATGGATGTCTGTAAACACCGCAGCTTTTTTAAACAAAGAATATCCTCCATATATACTTGTTAAAGTATATAGTAAATTTATACACCTGTCAACCTATTTTTTAGAAGTTGTGTATGCAGTCGGCGCAGCTTCTTCATTTCGCTTGACACTTGCTTCCCATTCGCCTTGATTTTGCCGCGTGTAACTAGGATTTAAGTCGTTCATCTCTAAAATATCGTCTCGAATATTCTGATTGCGTTTTTCTATGTTAATAACACGTACAAAACTGTTAGTAACAGCAGCAGTGTAATATGCAAACGGATTATCTGATTTAGATTCGTCAAATTGCAGGCCAATTTGTGAAAGTTGCAAGATCGCTTGTCCTTTCATTTCGTCATTGTAGGTGTATCCACGTACATTGCCCCGTGTTGCATAACGATCTACAAGTTTTAACCACATCATAGCAAGTTTATCAGTTGCAACTCCGTGATCTTTAGAAAAATGTCCGTTTTCCATACCGCCTACCCAATGACTTTTGCCAACTAGGACAATTTCACCATCTTCGTTGTATTTGTAATGCTGAAAAGGAGGAAAAGGAAGCTTAACTTTTGTGTCTGCAACTGTCTTTGGGTTCTTTTTACGTCCTGGCTCGTCTGGAATATGATCAAAAGTCATTACTCGAAAAATTAATTCTTCTTTTGTAATTTCAGATGCTAGTGTTTCGCATTCAGCTTGCTTAACTTTCTCTCCAAGGCCTTTTCTGCGTTCGTATTCAGCAGATGATAGCTTTTTTGCTTTGTTGCGTTTGGCTTCTGCTACTGTTAAACGATTAATCTTGTCAACACTTGGTAGAATAATATCGTAATCTGCATATTCTGGTGCAAGATAGCTGTTAAATTTGTTCTTTGATTTATGTATTTCTTTAAGTATATCTTTATTGTTTAGATAATTTTTAGGTCTCATCGACATCTCCGGTTATGTTATACTTATTATAATATACTCTGATAATTTTGTCAACTAAATAGTAGTGTAGGAGACAAAATAATTATGCCATTTAAAATTAACTTTAATGCAAGCAATTTTGTAAGCAGTATTGTAAATGATGCAAAAAGCGCAGTCAAAGGAGCAATTGGTGATACTATCAATCAAAAGCTCGGCGGTCTCGGGCCCCTTGGAAAACTAGCAGCTAATTTTATAAATCAAACTGGCGGCTTTGGTTCGTCAATTAACAATAGAACAATATCTAGAGCTGTAATATCATCTAACAATTCTGTTTCGGATGCCAGTGATTGGCGTGTTAGTATTAGTATTCCTGACATTTTACTAAATGAAGGAGATATACTTGCTCCATTAAGAGAATCCAGCGGAAGTAGTGCATTTAATACAGGAAACAGAATGGTATTTCCATTTAACCCTACAGTGCTATTAAGTCACAGTGCAAACTACAGTGCAATTCAACCTACACATACAAATTATCCGTATCAAGCATATGAAAATAGTCTAGTTGATGCTATTACACTAACCGGTGAATTTTTCCAAGAAAATGCAAATGATGCAAAGTATTGGATTGCTTGTTTGCACTTTTTAAGAAGTGCAACTAAGATGTTTTATGGCAATAGTAACCCATTAGGAAATCCGCCAGTGGTATGCAGATTAAACGGATACGGTAAACATGTATTAAATGATATACCAGTTGTAATAACAAATTTTACAACTGATTTACCTGTTGATGTAGATTATATAGAATGTACTATAAACGGACAAGTTAACTATGTTCCTACACAAAGTTCAATAACAGTTACGCTACAGCCACAGTATGCAAGACGTTCGCAATCAGGATTTAGTTTAAATCAATATGCTGCCGGCGGACATATTAATGGTCCGGAAGGATTTGTATAATGAAAAATACTAGTTTAAGCCAATATGCAAGAACGCCTATTAATAAAAATGGATATTTAGATGTGTTATCTCCACGTCCTGTTCCTATTAATCGAGAAGACATTTTATTTGAAATAACATCAGAATATACATATCGTCCTGATTTACTTGCACATATTACATATGGCAGAAAAGAATTGTGGTGGGTATTTGCACAACGTAATTTAGACGTTTTAAAAGATCCTGTTTTTGATTTTGTTGCAGGAACAAAAATTTATCTTCCGGATCCTACAGCACTTCGCAATACATTAGGATTTTAATATGGCGTTTAATTTAAGTGCATCTCTTAAAAGCAGTTTAACAACAGCAGTTAACACCGTAAAAACAACAGTTAGCACTGTTAGTAATGACATAGGATTAGCTGCTGACAATTTTACTAATAGTATTAGTTCAGCTACTGGAATAAGTTCGCAAAAGGTAAATTCAGCCCTACTTGGCAGCACAGTTGGTGGGTTATTAAATGGCGGCCGTGGCGCAGCAATTGGCGCACTAGCAGGAGGATTACTTGGCGGAGGCGGTGCACAAAATTTAATTAATCAAGCTCAAAATAAGTTGCAAGGACTAATAAACGAAGCAGAAGAATTAACAGGATTATTAGATAATCCGTTAAAGATAGTAGAACGAGGCATAGCAGATCTTGCAGGATTAACTGGCGAAGAATATGCATTAACATTATCACAGTATAGAGAATTATCAGAAAGAAGTGCATACACGGAGTTTGCTGATAGAGGCAATAGATCTCCATATGCAGGCGATGATAGTTCGGCTAGTAAAATACCTAATCCATTAAGAAATCATAACGGGTTCAATTATTCAGTAACATTAGGTGTTCTTAGTGCATCAGAATATAATAATCCTGAAAGTTATAGAAGTGCCGGCGGCTTTAAAAATTATATAATACAAAGCAGCGGCGGCAATTTAAACAAACGATATCAAGTGTTTGACGAAACCGGCGCTGGAAAAAGCGAACACGCAGAATATTACATTGACGACATTGAAATAGAAGCAGTAGTTGCACCTAATCCTAATACTCGAGTTACACTTGGCACCGGTATATCATTTAGTGTAACAGAACCATATAGTATGGGAAATTTTATTCAAGCAGTTATAGGAGCGGCTGCTGATGCTGGGTATAATAGTTATAATAGTGCACCGTTTTGTTTAAGAATTGATTTTAATGGATGGAATCTTGACGGATCTACAGATGCTAACTTTGTGCAGCGTCCTATTTTTCTACCTATAAAATTTGTTACTATGGATTTTAATGTAAGTGGGCAAGGCAGCAAATATCTAGTAAAAGCAGTGCCTATGAGCGAATCAGGACTTGCAGATGATGTTAATAAAATTAGAACATCAATTAGAGCTAACGGTGTGCTATGTCACCAAGTTCTTGAAACTAATGATAATTCATTAACCGCAGCAATTAACAGTCAAATAGAAGGACTAGAAGAATCT